GTTGGTGGCTAGAGAGTGGCCCCTACTATGGCTAGGGTTCTCCTCCTGTTTAAGACAGGTAACTGCTGATGATCTCCATATCACATTGGGGTTGCCAAGACTGCCCGCTCAACACCTCTAAGGACGCATCAGGCACACCACGCCGCTTGTCCGGGGGGGACCTGTCAGGTCCCGCCATCTAAACGGTTGGGTTGTGTGCCATCACATTGGGTGGGTTTGGGCCGTGTTTGCAATCTACATGGATATGGCGACGTGCACTTGACAAGGTCAAGTCGTGGAAGGTTTCCACCACGGTGTTTTACTGGCTACATGGCCAGCATCAATGGAGCTGCTCTGCCCATCAGGTTCGCAGCGGTTTTACCGGTATCGTACAGGACTTTCCCTGTGTGATAACTACGTCCGAGGAGGTTGGCAGCCTTGTTGTAGACCATTTGGAAGGATGTCAACTTGGAGTCCATGGACCCAAGCGTAGTTGAGAGCGCTGTGAATGCGCTCTGATGCTCCGCTGGGTTGGTGAAATCTGTGGTTGACATTGTGGCGGCGTCGCTGCCGCGCACCTCCCAATGGGAGATGGTCTCCACAAGGTATGTCTGTCCCCCCCCCGCGGCATTAAGGTGCGGTAGCACTGCTGCGACCATAGGGTTGACTGTGGCGTAAGCTTTGGGGTCTGAGTGGAAATGTGCCTCATCCGCGATTTCCGAAATTCTGCAGACTGCCTCAAGGGCTACTTTGTCACAAGCGGACTTATACTTCGTTGAAGGGCGGTTCTGGAGCTGCACAGAGGTAGTCGAGCCGACAAACCCGGTGGGCCGGGCTGTGGTGGCACAATACATGGTACCTTGCGCAGACAGCAGTGCCGTCTCACACGTTATCCGCAATCCTCCAGCGACAAACCTACATTCCAGGCCAGCTCCAAAGAGCTGGCTCTGGGTGAACGGTGACCCAGTCCCGTAGATGATGTTGCCCAGTGCATCTCCCACTGAGCTAACACCTCCGGCGGACTGGCCGTACGAAAGTTGGGTGTCGTTGTTGGCCGCATTGGGCCTGAGGCAGACAATCAGCTCGCCAGTACTGGACGGGTTGGCCGTGATACTGGTGCGAGTGTAGTTAGCATACTTGAAGCTGTTCACAGAGGAGCTCGCTACGCATGCACCTTTAGCCGCGGGGCTAAAGGGCATGGTGCGGGCAATGAAGTACTTCTCCACACACGGATTGATACCCCTGCGTGGTGGTTTGTTTCTCACGATTCTCTTGTTGTTCTGGGCCATTGGTGCCTCAGTTCGTTTTGTTCTTTGGTTCTTCTTAACCATGGTGCCGGTCTTAGTGGCTTCGTCGGTATTAGTGTTTTAACAGTAATCCGGTACTGGGCTCGGCCAGCTCTCCCACAATTGTTCTAGTCGAACCTGCTCCTCAGGCGACACGCCGTACGCTCTCGCGTAGCTGTCCCGGGAGCCAGGGGATGGCTCGACTGGTGGGGGTACGGGGGTGTGGGGGAACTTCCGGTAATCTCCTTCGGTGACCCGGTCAAACGCTGCTTGACTGGTGTCCCCGTTGCGGGCGGCCCATTGGTACATGGCCCCCAAAACCGGACAGGCGTTAAGCGTCTGCAGTCTGCAGACGGCCTGCGCCCCAAGATATTGACGGAGTTCATCCCGGGAATGGTGCCATCGTGGTCCGTTCATGAGCCGCGTCTCGCATCGCTCATGGCACGGAACCATGGTCCACTTCCCATCCAGGCAAACTGGCCTGTGCTGACAAAACAGCACACCTTCCAGCCTATCTCCCCCAATATCGGCACGGCTCTCTATCTTGATGTCCATGCCCATCTCCTCGAATTCTGACTTGATCTCCTTTAGGAGAACGCCCAAACTGTCTTTTTCCACTAATAACAAATCATCATCTCCGTCATCGTACTGCACCCATTTGCCCTTGTCGATAACCCTGTCAAGGATGGACTTCACCATGCCGGCCATCAATATGCAATTACCGGCAGCTGTGTTCAGGTCCCCTGACATGCGGTTTCCATCGACCACGTACTTAATCATTCCCTCCTCAAAGATGCCAGTCACATGGTTCTTTAACTGCATTCTGAGGATGCGGGTTAGAAGGGCAACATCGCTGTGTGCCCAACCCGCTGCTCGCGCCATCCACGTGTAAAACTTGTGTTCTGCCTTCAGCAACGGTCTACTGACATGTGCATCAAACGAGGCAGCGTCAATCCCCACGGCCACAGGCTCTTTCAGCCTGCTCGCCTTTTCGCGGATCGTTGCTGCGCGCTTGTCCATGTTGTGGCTCTTAGCAAAATCAGCCACACCGTCACTGGAAAAAACACCCTTGCTCTCATAGAGGACGTGCTCGAGGGGTCTCAAGTACTTGGCCAAAGTGACAAGGTACCGAGCGGTTCGGTACTGTATCATTCTGGGTTTAGGATCCCGTTTCCTTGGTATCACCTCCAGCTTGATGAAACACTTTATCTGGGAATCCTTGACGAAGTCGAAAGGGGTGGTCTTCAGTGATTCGACTGCCTCAAGATACCTGACGCGTTTGCGTCTGGGCAGTGTATTTATCCACTCCACCAACTCAGAGTCACTCAACATCCGTGGTCTCATAGCTCCCCCTAACTTATAGGACGCCTTCTTGAGTACTCTCTCCAAGTCCCGGATTGCCCCTGTGGTGGGTTCCGGCCTTTCTGCAAACACCCGCGATCTTGCTGCGGCATTTGCATTACCTAAGGTGTTTTCGCAGAAGGTGTAATCGGTTTCACCTTCTGGCGCGTCGTAACACCCCAGAAAAACGCGTTTCTTTTTGGGACGGCGGAGATCCCACGTTGTGATGTTGATGCTAGTGCCTTCACGTACTACCCAAGGTAGAACATCATGAAGCCTATAGTCAACCCCACAGCGCAACCGCCGGGTTAAAAAAGTGGATCACACTTGGGAACCAGTGAATCGATGATTTCGATCCACAAGCCCCCGGTGTTCCGCCGCGAACAAAGCGTTAGAAACTTGTCCACGCGGGAACGAGCGACTGACCTTTCTTTAGTGGTCATGTTCGTCCGCCCACCCACATAAATCAACCACATGGCAGCAATAACATTGCTCTGGTCTGCTGCCATGATATCCAGGAAGTCCAAACCGGCCCAACTTTTACATCTGACCGTTGCCTCCAGGATAGGTAAAACTTTATCCCCGACAACCCTTGCTGCCCCATCGGCGACGCTGACCCTGTCCAATTTGAACAGCCAGTCCTCGATAAGCAACAGCTCGAGTCTCTTCAGTCCGTCGCAAGCGCTGACCAGCTTGTCCCAAGCACTCACGTAAGTCAGTGGTAGTCCTTGGATCCGCGCCTCCACGGTCGCACTCGCGATGGTCTCCTCCGCCCACACCTGGCGCACCCCTGTTAAGTAATCCGACGCCATCCTCCGGATAAGAGGCCACGTCGTGGGGTCCGCCATGCCCATGTCGTTCATCAGATGGCCGCGAACGAAAAGTGCCTCAAGCGCCTCCAAAGTTGGTTGATCGGGTTGTGTATTATTGTTTCCCACAGCCAACATGAAGGGGCGAAGCATTTCGCGAACCGCACGGTAGTCAAACTCCAAATCGGGAACCCCGTGGCTGATGAGGCTGGGGATGTCCGGAGCTGCAAAATTGTACGTGTGCGGCCCGCATCCGGCCACCGAAGTGCAACAAAAGGTGTACCTCTCCTGGAATGGCGTGGATGTCCTTTCTGGGACACCACAGCACCCTGGGAGAGGGGGTGTAACACCGGCAACCACCTGAGCAAGGACGGGGTTGTGCATCAACACCGCCCGCTGGTTGCGAAAGATCGGGTTGGGACGACGTCCCAAGTTAAGCCCAAAAATGGGGTTTGAGTTCCCCTTGTAAATGGGTAGTTTGCATTTAAGACTGGACGCCACTACCGTGAAACGCCCAGAATTGACTCCGCCCACAGCGCGTAGCCCTTCGTCAACAACTCTGTTGTCAATGGTCACCTCCTCCGTATGTCCAGACGGATTGTGGTAACCACGGTTGTTTACGGAACACAGTGCGGTTTTATCCAACACTGGCATGGTCTATTTTAAACTTGAT